AATCGCAGAACTAAGAGCCAGTAACCTTGGACTACAAAAGAGATTGCTACAAGGTTAAGAGTAAGTTAAACTTAGTCGAAGCATAAGAGTTGTGGAGAACGTAATGCCTAGCCAAGTAAGTAAAGGTGGAAGACCAAGTACCTTCGATATAGATATAGCACAAGAGATATGTGCAAGGGTAGCCTCAGGCGAAACCATTCAAAACCTTACAAAACACCCCATATTGCCTTGCCAAGCAACTGTATACAAATGGCTTACACAATATCCTGAATTCGCAGAGATGTTGCGTCAGGCGAGAGCAGACTACGCTGTAACGCTAGTAGACCAGTACGCTGAGATCATGGATAAGGAGCCTGCAACCTTCTTCGACAAGGAGGGTAACAAGCGTATTGATCCTGCTTCAGTAGCTGATAAGAAGCTCAGGATGGAGGGTAGGAAGTGGTTAGCAGGCAAGTACAACACTCTCTTTGCTGACAGAGTTCCCATCGAGAAGCCTCAGGATGAAGCCCAAGTGGTGGATGTGATGGCCAAAGAGATCGTCACTACCCTAGTCAAGAACTATGAAATGAAGCGTCAACTCGTGATTTCCAATGCATGAGGAGATCATTGAGCAACTTCAAGACCCTGAGATACAGGAGCACCTGAGGAAACTGCCTGCTGAGGATCTAATCGCCTTCAAATGGCATATGAGTTGGTTAGCGAACGCTCACGACCACCAGATTGTGCCTGCAGGCGAGTGGTGGAACATATGGCTCCTACTGGCAGGACGAGGGGCAGGGAAAACCAGAACAGCCTCGGAAACCATAGGCAGGTGGGCATGGGAGCTTCCCAACAGTAGATGGTTATGTGCAGGCCCTACCTCCTCAGATGTGCGTGGAACCATGTTTGAGGGCGATTCTGGCCTCCTCAATGTCATCCCTCCTGAACTCATAAGAGACTACAACAAGAGCTTCCATGAGCTAACCATGATCAATGGTAGCCTGATCAAAGGAATCCCTGCATCAGAGCCTGAGCGTTTCAGGGGTGGACAGTGGCATGGGGCTTGGTGTGATGAGTTGGCCGCATGGGACTACATCCAAGAAGCTTGGGATCAAATCCAGTTCTCAGTTCGCCTAGGCTCCAAAACTAGGATTATTTGCACCACAACCCCTCGACCTAAGGATTTGATCGTCGAACTGGTAGGCAGGGATGGAGATGACGTGGTGGTGACCACAGCCTCGACCTATACGAACCTAGACAACCTAGCTCCAAGCTTTAAGAAGCAGATTCTTCAGTACGAGGGCACCAAGCTAGGGAAGCAGGAGATCTATGCTGAGATACTTGATCCTGAGGACACTGGCATTATTAAACGCTCGATGTTCAGGCTCTGGCCTAATGGGAAAGCTTTCCCCAAGTTTGAGTACATCATACAGAGCTACGACTGCGCCACCTCAGAGAAGTTTGTCAACGATGCCACTGCCTGCATCACCTTAGGGGTGTTCAAGCCCACAGATGGCCCCATGAGTGCCATGGTGATCGACTGTTGGCAAGATAGACTCCAGTACCCAGACTTACGCCCCAAGGTTAAGGAAGAGTACGAGATTGTCTTTGGAGAGGGGAAGGATAAGAAGAGGGTGGACTTGATTCTGGTGGAGGACAAGTCAGCAGGCATCCAGTTGATTCAGGACTTACAACGAGCGCATTTGCCTGTCAGGGCGTACAACCCCGGCCGAATCGACAAAGTCCAACGCCTGAATGTGGTCAGCCCAGTGATTGTTCATGGCAGGGTTTGGGTGCCTGAGAGCAGTAAGAACAAGGGCTACGTTCGAGACTGGGCAGAAGGCATGGTCAGCCAGATATGTTCCTTCCCTGAGTCAGCCCATGACGATTTCGTGGATGCCATGACCCAAGCTTTGAGGTTCTTGAGGGATACTGGATGGTTGGATGTAGATGGCCCAAGACCAGACGACTATGACGAAGAGGATTATGTGGACTCAGGAATGGCTAAGACACGAGGCAATCCCTATGCACAGTAAGCTAGACCGAAGCCCAAACCCTAGGCATAATAGGGATTATTTCATTTCTCCGAGGTCATAATGCCCAACCCTCGTGCTCAGAAGCCTTTATCCTATGATCAGATCGTTAAAGATGCCAAGAGCCTTGGTGTACCTGCACAAGCCCTGTTAGATGCTCTGGCAGGTGGATTGAAGGGTTCTGTCAGTGCGACAGTAGGTGCACCTGCTGACATCTATAACCTCATTAACCAAGCTTCCTTTAGAGGACAGCTACCTAATCTTCCTTACGGTTCAGAAGACATCTCCAAGATGTTGCCTGATGTCATCCCTACTGAAGACAAATCACGCCAACACACTGCTGAGGTTGGTGAACTAGCAGGTAGCTTTATCCCTACACCTATGGCAGGACAGGCTGTCAAGGGTGCTCTCAAGCTAGGCAAGGCAGGGGTTAAAGCTTTCGGTGAGGGTCTTGGTCAGTTAGCCCCCTCTGGTTCTGGGCCACAAACATTAGCCTCACAGGTTGGTGCTATCAAGATCAAGGGTGGCAATTGGTTTGCAAATGAAGTTGAAAATAATTTAAAAGGTTTAAAATCTGAAAACAGGCAAATTAGTCCATCACTTTTTGAGGGATTTGAACAGTCAGCAAAAGATCCAACTGATCCATTGCAAGAAAGATCAATTAGACGCTTGCGTGAACACAATGATGAATTAGCCCTAAACAACTGGGTTGATAAAAACTTAACTAACTATGTCAAGAAAGAAATGGGTACACCAGAAGACCCAGTTCGCTTGATGATTGACAAGCGTGTTGAGGAAATCAAGCAAAAGCACAAAGATGATTTAGCTAGGGCTGACAAGGTTGCCCAAAGAGCTACAGAAGAAACAGATCCCAGAAGGCAAGCAAACCTTCAGCGAGAAGCCAATAGATTGAGGACTGAGGCTGATTCAGATCGAGAGCTAGGCTTAAAGCACATCGCTCACTTCCAAGTAATTGACCCAGAATACCTTACTCCAAAAGATGTTAAAGAAGTATTGGGCAAGTTAAGGGAGGAAGCAGGCTTTCCTGCTAAAGGCATGGGTAAATCTGCCCAAGCAAAAGGATATGAGAACTTTGCAGACAACGCTATTTATTCTAAACAAGCAGGACAACTTCAAGAAATCCCTGAGAGACTTGCTCAAGTTAAACAAGCTAATGTTGAAAGAATAAAAGCACAAGAAGAATTAGATAAAAAGTTTGCTCAACATTTAAGAGATAGCCCTGCAAACCTAACAGAAGAGCAAATACAACATCTTACTCAGAAGATGGGGTTTGATGATAAAGAACAATTGATTGGTGATGACACATACTCAAAAGCTTGGGCAAAACATAGAAACTTAGAATCTTGGGATGACGATATAAACTCAAAGCGTCTACAACAAAACCCATATATCAACAAACTTACGCCTGAAACCAACATTTATTCAGCCCAAACAGGTAACCTTGAGTTCTCTCACATCTTAGATGTACTTAAAGAAGACTTAGCTAGTGGTCGTTTAAAGCCTGAAGACTTAAAGAACATCAGCGTAGAACAGGCAGTGCGTAAGACTGCTGACTATGATTTAGCTCTAGCCAAGAAGATGCAAGAAGCTCAAGCCAAAAAACTTGAAGACATGACTGTCCACAAAGAATATCCTGAGGGCATGAGGTGGGTGCAGTTGGATAAGCCGGGGCAATTCGCCTCCGAGTCACAAGCCATGGGTCATTCAGTTCGTGGATACGAGCCACCACAAGGCCATCCTGATTGGATACCAGAATCTGGTGACTCAGGTAGCGACTATTATGGTCATGGTGGTTGGGAGGCTATTAAAAATGGTGAAGCTAAAGTCTATTCATTAGTTGACCCTAAAGGTAACCCCCATACCACTATTGAAGTAAAAGCTCCTAGCATTGATGAACACACAGATGCAAATATGTCTAATCCTTATCGACCTGCACTTGATAAGATTACTCAAATCAAAGGCAAAAGCAATCTATCTCCAGATAAAAAATACCTTCCTTTCATTCAAGACTTTGTAAAGTCAGGCAACTGGAGCGATGTAGGTGATATAAAGAATACTGGTTTAACAAAAAAAACCGACATATACGATTGGGATTTGTTAACACCTGAGCAACAAAATTTGATGCATGAGATTGAGCCAAGTGAATACATAACTCCAGAAGCTTATAAAATTTTTGAAGAAAGAAAAGCATCATTAAATCCACAACCACCAGTAGAAGGCATGAAGAAGGGTGGAGCAGTCACCATCTCTGACAACCCAGACACTATGTTTATGGAGTTGATGGACAAGAAGATGAAGGATGGTGGTGCTGAGGCTGATACAAAAGCTTCCTTTGGGGTTTTCCCACAACTTAAGCCTTATAGAGACAACCAAGACCCTGAGGCATCCAAAGATATGCCCCTTCAGGCTTTGCGTGGTCGGGTTGCAGGAACCTTGGGGCTTCCATCTGATTTAGTCAACCTTCCCTTACGTCTTGTTAACGCTTTAGCTGATACAGACTATCAAGTTCCTTATGGGACTGAGCACTGGCAA